CTGTTTATCAACATGGCCCTGCAATTGGTACGACTTGAGCAGATCGGAGAATTTCGCCTTCCCTTCTTGCCCGTCGATCTTGGTCTTCACCAGAATCACGCCGTCTTCGTCCACATCCAGTGCGGACTCATCGGCCCCCAGCAGTTTTGCCAGGTCGGAAAGTTGGTACTCGTTCGGCGTTTCGCCTTCCTGCCCAGGCTGATCGCCTGGCTGGGGTTGCGCTGTGGGCGCGTCTGCCTTGGGTGCCTCACCGGGAGGCGCGGAGGATTGCTCTTGTGGAGCTGGGGCGTCGTCGGCAGACAAAAACGCCTCGATCCGTTCCAGGGGACTAGCATCTCCACTTGGGGAGGTAGGTTGTTCCTGTTCCATGTTTACTCACTCAAAACCCCTCGCTCACGACACCAGGAGGGATTGCGGCGCTTCTCAGCGGTCGCTAAATGGCAGGTGCCTGCCGGTAACCTATCGCTGGAAAATGGCGAATTTCTTCTTCTTTTCCAGTTCGTGCATTTGGAACTTGGCTATCTCGCCGTCCTGCACCACGCGGGTGAGTTCGCGCTTGATGGCCGCCAAAAGCTGCTGACTGATGATGATGCGCAATGCTTTCTGCGCGTCGTCCGAATCGCAGGTGATGGCCGCCGTCTGCAGGTGCTTTTCCACGCTCGCAAAGGCTTCTTGCAACAGCGGGTTGTCCAGCAGTTGTTTGGCGTCTTGCGCGCGGAATGCGCGGGCCTCCATGCTGATGGGTTCGGTCATGGCTGCACCTCCCGGCCAATTTCTTCGGTTGCTGCGGTTGTCGCCACATCAGGCGGGTTCATCTGGTTGCCCAGGTCTGCCACCTTCACTTTCACCGATGCATCAAGCTCTGCCTGCCATTGTTTGAACTCCAATTCACGCATGTGGCGCTGGTCCTCGTACTGAGCGCGCAATGCCTGCACCTGCGCTTCCTGCTCCAGCTTCATGCGGTGCATCTGCGCTTCCATGGTCTGGCGGTTGGCGTCGGTCTCCTGCTGTGCGCGTTGGCGAATCAGCTCCAGCTCGGCTTTTTGGCGCCGGTCCATTTCGTCGGCCTGCGACTTGTATTGCAGCTCCATCTGCCGCAGTTGTGCGTCCTGCTGCATCCTGGCTTGGTCGGCCTGCACCTTGGGATCGGGCGGCGGTGGCTGCGAAATCTTCTGCTGGTACTCGGGCGACTGGGGCGACATGCTGTATTTGTCGGGCATGTCGAAGCCTAAGGTCTTGGAAATATCGCTGAACAGCGCAAACGCCTGCGGCGCCTCGACCATGCCCAGCGGCGCCAGCATGTCGCGCTGCAATTGGGCGATCAGCATCAGCTTGCGCTGGCGGTCCTCTTCATTTCCGGTGCCCAAGCCGACCTTCACCGTCATGTCGGTGCGCTCGCGCCACTCCTGCGGGTTGACGGGCACAAAACGGCCCTTCATGCGCACCATCCGCTGTTTGTCCTGATACCGGCACAGCAGGGAATGCACGCGCAACACCATCTCTTTGACGCCCGTCTCCGCAATCATGCGGATCATCATTTCGATCTTCTGACTGGCGCGATTCATGTTCTCCATGAAGGCGCCCTTGGTCACATCGGACAGGGTTTCAGGGTCCAGGCCCGACGATGCCTTTGTTATACCGGTGCGCGACTCCTTGACCTGATCGATGAACCCGATCACCGGGAGAATGTCGCCCACGATGGGTTTGGAGTTCAGCGCCTCCACCGCACCCGATACCGGCTCCATGCCCTCGACGCGCTTGATGCCACCGGGCAGCGATACCATGAAATCCGCGAGGTTGACCCGCTCGTTCACCACCCACTGGTTATCGTTGGTCAGGTAGATGTTGTCCATCAACTGACGCATCAGCGTTGTCTTGATGGCCTGCAAATCACCCAGGTCGTCATAGATCGACTCGCCCACATGGCGGTGTGGAACGCGCTTGGCCGTGAAGCCCGTCAATGCAACTTCGGGAATGGGCTCGTTCCATTCCTCGCCATCGGGGATCTTCCCGCCTACGGTCACGACCTTGCGCAGCTCTGCCACGCCGTCGCCGTCCCAATCGACCTTGATGTATGCCTCACAGTATTCAATCTCGTCCATGGAGCGGTCCGAGATGGAAGACCCATAGCCTCGCGTCTCGTCGCTGACGGAATCGCGGCTTAATGACTGTGTGGTGTGGCTGCTGGTCTCATAGGCAGGCAGCGAGTCCACAAAGTCCCGGCTCATGCCCATTTCGATCAGGTCCGAGCGGGTTTTGGTGGTCACATGCTCCACGAATGGAGACTCCTGCAGGCTCCCCCGGCATTTGCGCGAGACCCGGATTTCCTCGCAGGGCACAGCTTCCAGGCGTACTTTGCCCAGCTTGCGAACGATGCGCAATTTCAGGTCGAACACCGGCAGCGGGCCTTGCGGCGTGGAAATCACACGCTCGTCCTGGCCTTGAATGTCCACCTTGCATCCGTCTGCCTGCAGGTCCGACAGCAGCTTTTGCACCTCGGGAATTGTCAGCCCCTGGTAGGCTGGTTCCTCGATTTTCTCGGTCTCTTCCCACCAGTGCTTGACGTAGCCGTTCTTCAACAGCAGCGCGTCCTTGATGGCGTCATGCAGCACCACCCAGCCCTGGTTGTCCTTCATGATGACCTGATTGACGTAATCGGTCTCAATCTCGGCCTGTTGCTCGTCCTCTGGACTGACGGGATCGAACTCAGCCACAGAACCCGACTGCGTGAAGATGCGCATGATGGCGGGCATGGCCCAGTCCACGGCCTCGCTCAGGTCTTTGGAGACCACCGACGAGCGCCCTTCCCGCTCATTGCCATAGGGCCGACCGTGATAGCGGTCCAGCGCAACAGCACGCTCGTTCGTCAGCTCACCATCTTCAACGCCCAGCGAGTCGGCGCGGTGCGCCTCAACGATGGCCGCGAGTTCTTCCTTAGTGAGCTTCAAGGTGGCGCTCCGCGTCGTCGTCTGGCAGGGTGATGTTCAATGGCAATCCGCGCTCCTTGAGGGCCGACACAATGCGCTCCACGCGCCAGGGGATAGGGGCATCGGGGGACTGGCCCGCCCAAATGCGCAAGGCGAGTTCCTGGGCCGGACTGGTGGCAATCTCCGCAGCTTTGCGCGGGCGACCACGCCTCACACTATGTGCAGGGTCTGCGGTTTGATCGGTTGCGTCCATTCTTTTCCTCGCAGCGTGCGGCGCGCCCCTTCACAGGCGTAACGCAGCGCGTCAATGATGTGGTTGTTCTTGTCCTCAAGGACGGGAATCACGGCCCCTGTTAACGGGTCGCGCTTGTAGGAATACATGGTGAGTTCATCAATCGTGTGCCTGCATCGCGGGTGAACCACAATGTCAAAGCTCCGCAAGAACTCAACACCCTCTTCCAGCGACCTCGCGCCCTTCACAGCAGGGTTGATGCGCGGGAAGCCGTGCTTTTGCATGTAGCTGATCGTCTCTGGCCTGGCTGAATCGGCGGTGATCTGCCATTTTTCGGCCTCTGGCACAGAGGTGAAAAGCTCGGGCAGGTTGTCAATCTCACAGCCCACCTGATACGCCTCGTAGTCCACGTACAGGCGCCGCCCATCGATGGAGCAGCGCACTAGAACGCTGGGGTCAATCGAGAAGCCCCAGTCAGCGCCCAGCCTGAAAACTGTTCCTGGTGGGCGCTCGAACTCTTCAACCGTCCAGTTGCGAAACACGCGGGCTTCACTGTTGCGCTGGTACTCACCCAGCCAGACATGCGCGTATTTGTCGGGGTCGCGCCTGCGGTCAAATTCCATCTCTGCCCGAAGCTCGTCCGGCAACCATGGGTTATCCATGTAGTTCGCCTGCACAACGATGGAATCCGGCGGAAGCTCAGGGCCTCTCAGCAGCACATCTACCGGGTCCGTGTCCTTGCTTGGGTTCCAGCCGAACCACATTTGTGACCCTGGCTTGCGGATCGTGGGCCGCAGCAGCGTCAGGCTTTTGTCTGATGCGTTCTGCGCTTCTTCAAACCAGGCCCGGTCGAACCCTTCAAGCGACTTGATCGAGTCTGCCGTGTGGTTCTGCATCCCTTCAAAGATGGTCACACCGCCATGGCATGAAAGAATGCGCCGGTCCTGTACTTCAAAGTACGCCCCGGCGTTGAAGTGCGAAATCTTCGACTCCAACAGCTTCTTGACCGAGAACTCCAGCGATTTCAGCGTCTCGCGCAGGCAGACCACATCGACCTTGCCGCCTACGTTCTCGTCCAGCCACAAATCCCCGAAGAACTGCGACTTGCCCGAACCGCGACCACCGTACGCGCCCTTGTACCGGGCGGGCTTCAACAGAGGTTCAAAGACCTCCGCTGTGTCAATGCTAAGGACGGACAATTCGCCGCTCAATTACGCTGATTGCACCTTGAATCGCTAGCTTTGCAGGCTCGTTGAAGCCGTGCATGGCGTTCAGTTCCTTCACGGCTGCGACTCTCTCACCCGCCTTGCTTTCCTCGCCAGCGGCAATGTCAGCCAGCACAGCCACGGATTTCTCACGCGTCCACAGTGCTTTTGCTTCCAGCTTGCCCCGCAATTCCGTCACCCTTGCCTGTACCTTGCCCATCAACCGCGATGCTTTCTGGTGAATCGTGGTGTCGCTCATGCGACCTTGCCCATAAGACTTGCGGTATGCATCGGCCTGGCTCGCGCCATCGGCCATGGCCTGTGCGAAAGCCTCCTGCTTTGCTGTGAGTTTCATGTTGTGTCGCCCCTCGGGGTGGACTGTAGGACAGAGCCTGATGTGGTGTGTGCAGCGGCCCGCGAACGAAAAAGCCCCACGCGGCGAACCGGGCGGGGCTTGAATCAGCTTCATTTTCAGGCGGCTAACCCGGCGCAAACCGGGTAGTCCTATGCTGATGCTGACTGATGGCGCGCAATATGCCACAGAAAACCCATGCGTGCAACTGTTATTTGCAGCGGTTCGCCAGCATCGTCCTGCCAGCCTCCACCAGATCAGCCAGCCCTTGTTTGCTCACACCCAGCGAGCGAGCCATTGCCGCCGGGTCACGCCGGTACACGTACCACCACCGCACGGCCTCGCGGTGCTTCTCGGGGAGCGCATAGACTGCCTTCTCCACCAGTACCGCATCAAGCGTATCGACGGGCGTCTGAATCACAGGGGCATGCCACTGCCTAGCCTTGGACTGGTACATCCTGAACATCGGGGCAACCTGCCAGCCATGCGGGCGAACGATCACCCAGCGGCGCCAGTTCTCAAGCCGCGCATGGATAGCCTGGTGGCGGTCTTGGACGTGGTTGTAGTCAACGATTTCAGTGACGCGCATCAGCATGTTCTCCCTTTTAGTTCTTTGAGCTTGGCCCGGTAGGTGTCACGGATGGCGATCAGTTCTTCCCGCGTCCACTTCCTGGGCGTGTTGTCCCGCTCCAGCGTCTCGACGGCAGCCAGACCTATCTCAAGCACCAGTTGCGCGCGGTACGCGGCCTGATTGCCGTGCAGGTAGGTATTACATGGGGCGCATTGCTTCCACACGTTCAGCGGGTTCAGCGCATGCTGCGGTGCTGCTCCACGGCTCAGGTAGTGGCCCGCGTGCCATGCGCCCTGGTGGAATCGACCGCATGAGATGCACGGCCTGTCTTTGTCGCGTACATGGACGATCCAGCGGTTCAGTGCCGTCTGAGCCTCGCGCTTCAAGTCGGCCAGCGTCTTGATGGCTTCTTTTCTGCGTCGTGTCTCTGCCCGATCTGCCTTCGCGGCCATGCGCTGTGCCTTGGCCTGTGCGCGCTGTGCTTTCGCTTCCTGCGCAGCGGCCCACGGCTCAATGCAGGCTTGGTGAATGCGCTGGCCCTGCTCCAGCTTTGCCTTGCAGTGGGGACAGCGGGTGCGGTTCATTCCCACCCCTCCGGCGCCCTGAACTTCACACCCTTCTCCGCTCCGAAGGCTTCCATCAGCTCTTGCAACTCGCACATCTCTGCACGGGTCATGCGGCTGGTGGATTGCCCACAAACCACGAACCCA